ACAAGGCTGCGTCTGAAAAGCGTGACCTCACCGCAGAAGAAGAGGCGTCTTATCAGAAGATGAACGCCGAACTCAACGAGCGCGCTGCTCGCATCGAAGCCTTGAAGGCTGATGCCGAGCGCGAGGCGAAGATTGAAGCGGCAACCCGCGACATCGCCGCCCAGGTGCGTCCGGCTGCCCAGCACGTCTCCACCGATGCGGATGTCCTCCGTTCGATGGCCCGTGGCGAGACCCGTTCCTACACCTTCGAGACCCGCGATGTCGTCAAGACCTCAAGCGGTGCTCCGGTGCCGACGTCGTTCTTCGACCGCGTCATTGAGCAGGCCCGACTCGTCGGACCGATGCTCGACACCTCGACCGTGCTGCGCACGGCTGGTGGCGAGAACCTCCAGATTCCGTCGCAGGCTGGCTGGTCGACCGGTACGGTCACTGGCGAAGGCACAGCGATCGGCGAGTCTGACCCGACGTTCAACAGCTTCATCACCTTGGGCGCGTACAAGTACTCGTTCCTGGTGCAACTGTCGCGTGAACTCATCGAAGACAGCGGAGTCGACATCCTCGGCTTCCTCGCAACCCAGACCGGTAACGCCATCGGCTACGCCGTCAACACTGGCCTCACCACTGGCTCAGGCACAGGTGCTCCCAAGGGCATCGTGACAGCCGCTGGTTCAGGTGTGCTTGGCACGACCGCTGGTGGTCTGTTCACCGCAGACAACCTCATCGACCTGGCGTACAGCCTCGACGGTGCGGCGCGTCGTCTCCCCGGCGTTGGCTGGATGATGAACACCGCTTCGCTCGGTGGCGTCCGTAAGTTGAAGGACACCGCTGGTTACTACATCTTCAGCCCCGCGCTGGCAGATGGCAACGACCAGCTCCTCAACTTCCCGGTGTTCGAGAACCCGGCAATGGCGGCACAAGGCTCGGGCAACAAGTCCGTGCTGTTCGGCCACCTGCCCTCGTACTACGTCCGCATGGCGGGCGGTCTGCGTCTCGACCGGAGCGACGACTACGCATTCAATGCGGATCTCGTCACGTTCCGTGCGACGATGCGAGTCGACGGCAACCTGCCACAAACGAGCCACGTCAAGTACTTCATCAACAACACGAACTGAACTTCGTGAGATGAAGTCCCTTGATGGGGACTGAATAGTCGAGCGGTCCGGCACCCACACGCAGGGTGGTGCCGGGCCGCTTTGACATTTCTCGGCTACTCTTGAAGTAGACCTGCGAAGGAGGACTGCGTGAATGCGAGTAGTAATCAAGAACGTTCCGGTGGACTTGCCGGACTTGGAGGCGACCCTGCTCTTGCAACGGGGCGCGGCTCACTTGTGGGAGGAGTCAGTCGTCGAACCTCGGACGCGGTCAGGGCACTCTGGTACTCGAACGCGCCGTGGTGCGGAACGGGCTACGGGCAACAAACCCAGCAAGCGGTCCAAAGGCTCATCAAAGACGGGCACGAAGTCGCAATCCACGCGAACTACGGCCTCGAAGGGTCGACGTCGAACTGGAACGGCATCAAAATCTATCCGCGAGGATTGAACCCGTATTCTGACGACATCGTCGTTGCCCACTGGATGGAGTGGACGCAGTCAAGCAATCTGCCGAAGTTGTTGATGACGTTGTTTGATGTGTGGGTGTTGAAGGCTCCGAATCTTGACAAGGTTCCGAACATTGCGTCGTGGGTACCTATCGATCATGCGCCGATTCCGCCTGATGTGTTGAAGTGGTGTCAGCGTCCGAATGTGATGCCGATTGCGATGTCGAAGTTCGGGAAGTCTGAGCTCGATAAGGCTGGCGTGCGAAATGTGTATGTTCCGCACGCGATTGAGTCGGCGTACAAACCGACGAAGGATATTCGTGATACTGCGAATCAGGTGTTGACTGGGCGAAAGATTATGGGGTTTGAGGAGGACCAGTTCGTGGTGATGATGACTGCCGCGAATAAGGGTGTGACGCCGACCCGTAAGTCGTTCGCTGAGAACTTCATGGCGTTCAGTATGTTTGCGGCGAAGCATCCTGATGCGGTGCTTTACATGCATACGGAGGCGTCGTCGTCGATGGGTGGGATTGACTTGAAGGCGTTGGCAACGGCGGTCGGTATTCCTGAGCACAAGATCAAGTGGGCCGACCCATACCTGTATCGGATGGGTTTGCCGCATCATGCGATGGCCGCGATGTATTCCGATGCTGATGTTCTGTTGGCGTGCAGCATGGGTGAAGGTTTCGGTATCCCGGTCATTGAGGCTCAGGCGTGCGGTACTCGGGTCATTGTCTCGAACTTTACGGCTCAGCCGGAGCTCGTCGGTGATGGTTGGGCTGTGGAAGGTCAGCCGTGGTATGACCCGATGCAGGGCGCGTTCTTTATCATTCCGAGCGTTCCGTCAATCCTGAACGCTCTGGAGGCCGCTTACGCGGCTCCTAGAGGCACGTCGCAGAAGGCGGTCGAGTTCGCCAAGCAGTATGAGGCGGACACGGTGTATGAGTCGCATTGGAAGCCAGCCATGAAGGAGATCGCGGCGTGGTGCCGGTCCTCATCGTCCCAATCCTGAATCGCTACGACCTACTTGAACGGTTGGTGCAATCCATCGATCATCCGGTGGGGCGGCTCATCATCATCGACAACGGGAAGAAATGTCCGCCGATTGAGTGGCATTGGGTGCAAGAGACCTACATCTGGACGGTGCCGGACAATCTCGGCTGCTGCACTTCTTGGAACTTCGGTATCATCGCCACGCAGCAGGCACCGTGGTGGCTGATTTCAGGCAACGACAATGTGTTCGAGCCGGACGCCCTGGCGACGTTTGAGCGGGAAGCCAGGCGGGATGCCGTCGTGTTGTCGGATGCGGCCCCACCGTGGACTGCGTTCACCGTCGGTGACGATGTGATTCAGCGAGTCGGACTCTTCGACGACAACTTTCATCCGTGCTATTTCGACGACAATGACTACACCTTCAGATGCCAGCAGCTCGGAGTTGAGATAGTGCAAGGCACAGCCAAAGTCAGACACGACAACTCATCCACGATTCATTCCGATCGTGAGTTGTTTGAGTGGAATCAGAAGGTGGTGTTCCCGCATTCTGCTGAGTATCACCGTTTCAAGGTGGCACAAAACATGCTCAATGCAGGCAGATTCGACCTCGCCAGGAGGCGGCGATGCTCCTTCCCGTCGACGAGGTAATCGAGCATTTCTTTCTCCGATTATTCGGAGCGCGAGGCGAGATGCTTCGGCGTGACCCGTTTCCGCATCTGATTGTTGACGATGCTTTGCCTACTGATTTCGTGCATGGTCTTGCACGGGAGATTGATCGTCTGAAGTCGTGGTTCCGATATGACAGCCCGTTGGAGAAAAAGAACGTCTGCAACAGGTGGGATGAGTTCGGACCGTACTTGTATTCGTACTTCACGGCCATGCTCTCGATGACCACAACGGATGACATTGCCGCAGTATTCGGGATACCTGGGCTCGTCCCTGACATTGGTTTGCACGGTGGTGGCGTACACATATCGGGCAACGGTGACAAGTTGAATATCCACCAGGACTATTCGATTCACCCGAAGTTGGGGCTTGAACGACGAATCAACGCAATCTTCTATGTTGAGCCAATGTGGCAGGAATCTTTCGGTGGTCATCTTGAGTTCTGGTCCGGTCATGACAAGCCCGAGGAATGCCGTCAAGTCGTGGTCTCCAAGTTCAATCGAATGGTCATCTTTGCGACTTCGCCCGGTTCTTGGCATGGATTCCCTGAACCGATCAATGGCGTTGATTCGATTCGTCGTAAGAGTCTCGCCACTTACTATGTTTCGGATTTATCTGATGATGCGGTTGAGCGGTATCGGGCTCGATATGCGCCAACGAAGAAACAGGAATCCGACGCCTTGATTCTGAAAATGATTCAGGAGAGATCTCAATGATTACGGTGTGTACGCCATCTATTCCGCCACGCGGAGAGCTGCTCGCCAGGGCGGTGCGGTCGGTGCAGAATCAGACGTTGAAACCTCATGCGCATATCGTGAGCGTCGATCACAACCGCAACGGTGGCCCGGCGACCTTGGATTCGGCAATCAAGGCTGCCGACACGGAATGGATTGCCACGCTCGACGACGATGACGAATGGTTGCCTCATCACCTGGAGACGTTGTGGGCGTTAGTGAAGGATGGTGACGCGGATTTGGCATTCACACATTTCTCGTATTCGTCGTGTGGTGATGGTGGTCATTTGGAGAAGTGGCGCGGAGTGCCTTATGACAATGCGCATCCGAGGCAGATCACGAATGTGTTTCTGCTGCGTAAGTCATTGTGGGCTGAGGTGGGTGGCTTCTCGGGTGGGTTTGACCCGGACTCGTATGTGGTTGATTCGGAGAACAATCGGATTGGCTATGACTTTCATTTCACGCGCAAGTGTGCTGCGGCTGGTGCGAGGTTCGTGAACTCGCCTGTGGTGACATGGATTTATCACGTTGGGCATGGTTCGACTCTGGGGATGAGGAACCGCTGGTGACGACTGTTTCGTTGGCGGTGATGAGTTGGTGCAAGAAGGATGTGGACATCTTTGCGCAGTATTGCGAGCCGTGGTGGAATGCCATCAAGGCGACGTCGAGGAAACCTGACAAGGTAGTGATTTGTCATTGGGTGCCGGATACGGCAGGTATCACTTCTGTGCCTGATTGGATGCCGCACGAGGATGTCGTAACGGTCGGTTTCCCGAATGGTACGACGACTGCCGAGATGTTGAATGGAGCGATTGCTAACTGTGGGACGGATTGGATCATGTTCATCGGGTTGGATGATGAGATTCTGCCTGATGCGTTGAAGCAGGTGGATGAGGCTGATGCCGCCGGGGTGGACATCCTGTCGACCGGGGTGAGGTTCACTAATGGTGGTGACTGGTTCGGTTCATGGGATGTTTCGGTGTTGCGTGATAGGCCGCCTTTGCCGTCGAACTGTCCGATGCGGGTCAGGACATTGCTGGAGATTGGTGGGTTTGCGGAGATGAAGTATCACGATTGGGGAATGTGGGTGAAGCTCGCCAAGCATGGTGCTACCGCTTATCAGGGCAACACTTACGGGATGTTGTTTCATCACGGTGAACGGCATGAAACGCAGTCGGGTATTCAGTCGTCGGGGCATGATATTGGGCGTCAACAGGTTCATGACTTGGCTGCCGAAATCGGTTGGCAGTTCTGACCGCTTGAATCGTTGCGAGTAGGATTGACCCGTCATGGCGACGAACGGCTACGCAACATTGGCAGAGGTGAAGGCGGCTCTACGGATCGGCACAGCCGACACGGTGGATGACACGCTGATTGACAACTGCATCGGTGCCGCATCCCGGCTGATTGACGGCTATTGCAACCGCCAGTTCTGGGCATACTCCTCGGCCACCACCCGCGTCTATCAAGCCAACAGCGAATACGTCTGTGACATCGACGACGTCTACTCGACGAACGGATTCGTGCTAAAAACTTCCACGTTCGCCGACGGCAACTTCGATGTCACCTGGGCATCCACCGACGTACAGCTCGAACCATTGAACGGCATCCTTGATGGACTGACTTGGTCGTATGACAAGTTGCGTGCCATCGGCGACTACCTGTTCCCGACCGTCAATGCGAACTACGGTGAACAAGCTCTCGTCCAAGTCACGGCCTTGTTTGGTTGGGCAAGCGTCCCGGAGCCGATCAAGCAAGCCTGCATCATCCAATCGTCACGCATCTTCAAGCGTTACGATTCTCCGCTCGGTGTCGCCGGCTTCGGTGATATCGGTGCGATTCGCGTGTCTCGATTCCTCGACCCTGACATGGCTCAGTTGGTTGAGCCGTATCGACGCATGCGGATGTTCGCATGACCGCAACCGTCAATCAAATCAAGGACGGTCTCAAGACCGCGCTGGCCACCATCCCAGACATGCGCGTCTACGACTACCAACCCGACCAAGTCAACCCACCGTTCTGCTTCCCGGTGCTCGAGGAAGTCGTCTATCACGGAGCAATGGGCGCAGGAAACGTCGTGCACACCTTCACCGTGCAGGTGATTGTGGCACGCTCATCGGAACGAGTCGCCCAAGACCGTCTCGACAGATACCTGTCCTATTCGGGTTCGGAGTCGGTGCGTGGCGCAATCGAAGCAGATCGCACGCTTGGCGGCATCGTGCAAGACCTCATCTGCACATCGGCACGCAACATCCTCAACTTCGATGCCAACGACACCACCTACCTGAGCGTTGATTTTCAGGTCACGGTGTACGCTTAGAGCATCGTGAAATACCTCGTTTCTGGACCATTCCCCGTGACCGGTGTTCAACCGGGCGGGTTTGTGGACGGAAGTGGAATCGACAATGTAGAGTTGTTGATTGCGGCAGGCATCTTGCAGGTCGCTCAAGAAGTCAAGAAACCCTCAAAGGCCGATAAGGCAGGAGACAAATAGTCATGGCAAAGCTGGTCCTCAAAGACGCGAACATCGTGTTCAACGGAACCGACATTTCGGCCAACGTCGCATCGGTGTCGCTCTCGACGACCGCTGCCGAAGTTGCCACCACCGCATTCGGATCGAGCGCAGTCACCCGCGTCTCGGGTCTGATTGACAACTCGGTGACGTTCAGCATTCACAACGACTACAACGCCATCGACGGAATCTTCTTCCCGCTCGTCGGCTCAACGGCAGTCACTTGCGTCATCAAGCCGAACGGCACCGCTGTGGCTTCCCCGACAAACCCGTCGTACACCTTCTCGGTTCTCGTGACCGAGTGGACACCGGTGAACGGTGCGGTCGGCGAACTTGCCACCGCCGACGTAACCTTCCCAATCTCAGGTGCCATCACCAAGGGCACTGCCTGATTCCAATCCACCTAACCTGCGGAGGTAGAAAATGAAGTTGCCAATGACCGTCGTGTATGAAGGCGGTACGAGGAAACTCGTCATCGCACAGTTCGCCGACTTCATCGCATTCGAGAACGTGCACAACAAATCCGTCGCCAAGATGGACACCGAACTT